AGCAATTGTAATATCACAATTATATTTTGGTGACTTCTTGAATTTAGCAAAAGCTTCAATTTGTCGTATATCAAACATCTTATCAATAATGGCAAAATCATCTTGCTTCATCTTATCTCTCCAAATATTCAAAGCATGAGGAATAAATGATTGTTCTACTCCATAACGTTGTGCTGCCTTACCATCTTGTACATATTGACTAATTACCATTTGTGGACGTTCTTGTAATAAAAACTCACAACCGGCCCGTTTATAATAATCAAAAATCAATACATTTGAATATTCAATTAAGTTCTCGCACTCACCATAGAGATAACAAAGTTTTATTGAATCTTCATAGAACTGATAATTTCCACCTTCATCTTCTGTTGGTCGTTCTGTAACCCGGGCAACCCAATGGTCAAAGGTATGGTGTGAATCAATAGCTCCTTTCCAAATAGAACAACTACCCAATGAGAATGAAGTTTCACTTTCTACCTTATCATAGCTGTCCGTAGCGGCACTATAAAGGTTTTTCCATACTTTCCCATAACCATCAACTTCCGGTGCCTGTATGATAAGGAAACGACCTAATTCAGATGGTACAAGTTCTACTCCTTTACCCCAATCAAATGGATCAATCCAATTTATTTCTGCATTGTAAGCAATTTGCTGTTCGCGATGAGTAAGAAGATAACGTTTTCTATCATTCAATTTTTGATTAGCCGTTTCTCCAAGAAAACCACCAGTGGCCACCATAAACATTTGTGATAGATAAAGTGGTTTAGCAGTAAGAGCAATATAACGCTCAGAAGAGTTCTTACTTGATAATTCTTTTTGAATAGAAACAATACTTTCCTCTATTAAACTATTACCATCTTCATCAATAATTTCAAACTCATAAGCTGGGACAAAAGCCGCTACCTTTCCAGTTGAAGATATTTCATCTTCTTCCCATATATTATCAAACTCAAGCAAATTAAACTTAGTCGGATTGTATGCCATTTCTTCTACATCAGCAACAGACTCATCCATATCACCACCAGTACCAATATACATTTGATAACCGGTTTTGTCACCCTCTGCGAGTAAAGATGGTTTGACAAACTCTGCAGTTTGCTTAAGAGTATCTTTTTTCCATTTACCAATTTCTTCATATAATATCCAAAATGGGGTTAGACCTGAAACAGCTTGTGTGTTATCTTTTGCAGTAATACAATAGACCTCACTACCAAAACCAAGCATAAGTGTTCTTTTTTCTCCAGTTTCTTCGTTGATTACTTCTTCGCGATATGAAGATTTAATATAATCATTCCTATTTGGTGATCTGCGTTTGTAGAACTCACTATCTCCAAGCCAATCCAAACCACGAACTACATTAGTCATAGTATGCTCAGCATAGTTTCCTTGTCCAGCCACAATTACATTTTGTGATCCTGGGATAAAAATGAAATTGTAACCAATATTACTTGCAGCATATTCAGAGAATCCTTTCTGTCTTGACTTAGGAAATAACAAATCTTTTGCATTTAAGAACATAAGTTCTATACACATGAATTTGAAATAATCTAATGACGTAAATTTAGGATGGCGTTTATCCTTTCTCTTTACGTTATCAAGCTTTGCTAAGATTACCCAAAAATTTAAATAGAAATACATTCGCCCGGGAATCCAAATATCATGTCCACGCTTTGTAGCATTGGGAACGATATATCCTTTGATGCAACGACGATATTGTTCATGCCACCATGCTTGATAGTCTGGACTGTCTTTATCAGGCTGCATTTCATTCTTGTTGTAGATAACAGGACTGAAACGTTTGGTATCTACAAAATCTCTTGTTAGACACATATTATCAATGTCCGGAACAAGTGTTCTATCCATTGCTAAAATATCATCTAAATATGTAAGCTTAATATCAGCCATAAATTATTTTGCTATAAAATATCCACCTATTGCACCAGCGCCTAAATAAAACCAAATATCATTTTTACTCCACCATCCCGTTGAGCGTTTTAATGCTCCAGTCAAATCCTTTTTTTCTTTTTGAAGAACAAGATTTTCATTTTTAGATTGTGTCGTTTCTTCTACTTGTAAAAAGTATTTTTTAGTAGCATCAGTTAGGCTTAATTCAGTGCTTGCTAATTTTTTCTCAGTATATTCTATGATAGTATCTTTCTGCTGCAGAGAAATATTTTTTAATACTAAAAGACTATCACAATTTGAAAGAGTATGCTTAGCAGTATCGGTATTATAATCATTCTCAAACTTACTTATTTTATTTGTAAGAACTGAATTTTTGTTCTTGTAAGTAGTAATCGTTTTAGTTGATTCTAAGCGATCTTTAGCCCTCAAAGCATTCACACTATCGATAGAGTCTTTTAATTGCTTACGATAAGTGCTAGAAGCTGTATTGAAGCCATTACGATATGAACTTAATATATCTTGATTTGTAATCAAGTTAGAAGCTTGTTTTGATTGACATGATTTAAACCAACCGCCAATAAACAACAAAAGCGCGATAGAAATTATCGCACTTATTATCCAGTTTTCTTTTATATATTTTATCATTGTTCTCTAGTCCCTCCGGTGACATCACTATCTTTTGTAAGAAAAGCAATTATTGCTGCGAGGAATATACTAATAGGAGAAAGAACCGATGCAACATCAAGAAGTGTGCATTTTCCAGTATAAACTAAGAATAAACAAATGAATAAAACAATTATTCCAATAACACCAATTAAAGATGTTTTCCATGATTTGTGTTTGTAAGAAGTACGTGGTTTCATAATAATTATAATTTTAAATTATTGACTCTATTTATCCAGCCTTTTTTATACTTTGCATTTTTACCAACACCTATATAAGTATAAAATTCTATACGTGCTTTTTTGTATGCTTCTAAATAATCTCCTGAATTTACTTTTGATAATGTTTGATTCCCAATAATACCATCTGCTAAAACACCAGCAACACTTTGAAGTATTTTAATGGCTCTAGAAGTACCAGAGGTAACTGAAAAATCAAATACATGAAGAGCTAAAAATTCGTCTTTTATCAAATCTATTTTACAAGGAACAAAATATATTTTCTTGTAAATAGATATTGCTTGTTCCTCAGTTAGATTCTTTATATCAAGATTTGGAAATGCTTTTTTAGAAATACCATATTTAGTTTCACCTCCTGAATCATTAGGATCATTAGTGTATTTACTTCCACCCTCTGCAAAAAGTATTTTAGGTATAAATTTGTTTGCTCGTTCCATAATTATTCTTGTTTATTTTCAATATCTAAAGCACGCATTTTAATTGCTACTGGACAATTATCTGTATTGTCTTTATTGTGTTTACAACTCTTATTAGAACTTACAATCATTCTATATGCTGAGATAAGTCTTTGTGAACGACTGTCTTTTTTTAAAAGTTTTTCAACATCTTGTTCAAGAGTTTCAATTTTTTTCTCAGCTTCTAATTTCCATTTAAGAAGAAGATTTAATGAAGTTTCCCAAGACTGATTTTCTTTTATAATTGCATTGCTCTTTCGAATGCTAATAGAAGATGGAGAAAAATATGAAACAATACTCATTGCTCCACCAGCAGCTCCAATAGCTCCACCTATTAATATTAAAATATTATCCATCGTTTTCTTTTTATGTAAGTTTCGTCAATTTTTTTTGATTCCTCTAGCAGTCGTATTAAATGATCTATTTCATTAGCAGTCATATTATCACAAACTCCATTATCTATTGCTTTTATCACTCTTTTAAAGAGTCGTATGATTGTTTTTTTTAGTGTAGCATCCATAGTAAAAATATAGAAATATTGATAAACTCAAAGATAATAATAAAACAGCACTTAAACAGAAAAATATATATGGCAATTTTATATTAACCTTATACAAATCTACTAATATTAAAACAAAAATATCCATGTAGATTAATACTCTATGCCATGAGCAAAATCTAAATGTATAAGATAATGCTAGCATGCCAATATGAAATAAATAGCAGTGACAAATTATAGTTGTATGTGAAGTATATGCTGTATAATCAATAAATCCAAAAGCTTCCCCAGTCATACCTATAGCTAAATAAACTGTAAGTATAACCGGGAATAACTTTACGAAGTAAAGAGATACATATCTTGATATATGTTCAAGATTCATAATTCTTATTTGCTAGGTGGAAATGTTGCACCACCTGAGTCCGGGCTTTTTGTATCATCAGCTTGATCAGGACTTTCTTTTTTAGTTTTCATTTACCTCCATTTATCCAGTAATTAGAATTTGATGTTGTTGGCCTTCCTTTAGTTTCAA